CACATTCGGATTGAAGGCGACCGGCTGCATCGTGCGGGGATCGCGGAACGTTCCAGTACCAGTGACAGGTGCAACGAAGTTATTCTTGAACAGTGCTGCCTGATTGGCGGCTTGAGGATCAACCCCGCCTTGCCGTGCCATGAGCGTAGCATCAGTCGGCTTCACATAGGGCGCGACGAAATTCTTCGCATATTCGGCTGGCCCCATCGTCATATACAGATAGGCCGCTTTGCCCTGATCCATGCCGCTCGGATTCAATGCGCCACCGGGTGAGAGCATCCCACCGCCAGACGATTGCTGTTGAGCAGGCGCAGCGCCAGCCGAAGAACTAAGCGCGCCAGCGAGTGCCTGCGGATTGCTGCCGGTCTGGAATGGATTCGGCGTGGTGCCAGTCTGTTGCGTCCCGTCCGATGCTCCGCCTACGTCAGTATTCGCCTGCGGTTGTTGTGGAGCGCCAGCGAGCGATGCCCATTGCGCCTGACCGAGCCCTTGCAGACCCTGCGACGCCTGCTGCTGCATCTTCGCGGCGAGCAGAGCCTGACCGAGCTGCGCAATGCCGGCGCCGACGCTGTACTTCGGCATGACGGTATAAGGCCCGGAGCCCGTCGCCTGGATCTGCTGCGGCTGCAACGCCTGCTGCATCAAAGCCTGCGCAAGCGCCTGCTTGTTCTGCAGCGTGTAATAGTCGCCCTGATACTGGGGAAGAACGGTCATCCCCGGCGCGCTAGTAGCCATATCCTTCCCCCTGATTCAATGCCTGTGCGACTGCCTGACGGCGCTGCTGCTCGCGCGCGAGATTCTGCTGAAGCTGCTGCGTGTTCGCGATATTCTGCTGCTGCAAAGCGAGGTTATTCACCGTGTTGCTGAGCGGCGAGAAATTCAGATTGTTCGCTGATTGACCTTGCTGCTGGGCCTGCTGCTGCGAGCTTTTGCTTTGTTGCTGCAATGCCTGCTGGAGCAGATTCGTGAACGAGCCCATATTGAGTCCGCCCATCGATGCGCCGCCAATTCCAGATGCGCCGGCCGTTTCGCCAGAGAGGCCACCGCCAAGTGCGCCGCTCGCTGTGCCTGACATTCCACCACCTGGCAGCAGGCCGCTAAACAGGCCCGTAGGAGACGACCCAAGAGCACCGCCCATATCAGCGCCACCCATGACTCCGCCAAGACCTGAGCCGCCCGCGCTGACAGTTCCTGTGAGACCAGCATCTCCGAATGCAGCGGGGCCGCTGAACAAGCCGGCCATTCCGCTCGCTCCGGCGCCACCACCTACATCAGCGCCAAGGCCGCCACCGAGACCGAACAGACTTGACAGTCCACCGCCCGCAGAACCAGCCGCGGCACCACCGAGACCAGCGTCAGCAGCGCCTGCTGCCCCTGCCCCAGCAGCACCCGCACCGCCCGCTTCTGCGCCACCTAAAGCACCACCGAGAGCACCGCCTGTAAATACCGTGCCGATTGCTGTTCCGATCGCATCACCAGGCTTTGCGTAACCGAGATTCGCGAGGTTGTTGACCATCGGAATCTTGCGCAGCGGGTTCGTCTGCTGGTCGAATTCGTTCAGTGGCTTGACGATCGGGCGCAATACCTGATTCGTCCACTTCGGCATGTCTTTCGACGTGAGGTCTGCCCACTTTCCGCCTGTGATCCAAGAAAGCGGATCGGTCCAACGCTGCCCCTTCTCGGCAATGACGCCGATCGGGGAATCCGCGTTGTCCGTGCTAAGTGTGTTTCCGAAGACGCCCATTTAAGCCGCCAGACGGTAATTAACGCGGTCGAATCCATCAGCGCCGCGCAGCACGGCATGCGGCGCCACCTTCCGCACTTCATCAGCCATGAAGCCGAGGTGCAGGACGTTATCCCCTACGTATCTGTACGTATAGACCGGAAGGCCATTCGGGAACGTGCCGACCCTGCGGATATCCCGTTTCGCGCGACGGTCGGACATCATGTATCCCATCAGCGCCGACGATCCGAGACCGAAAAGGCCACTCATCATGCCGTTCGAACTGGACTGGCCCGCGTTGTAGCCAGCCAGTTGGGATTGATATTGGTTGTTGTAGAGACCTGCGATGTCGGCCGGCGAAGCGCTGGATTGTCCTGTGCCTGAGTAGCCAGGGATCATGCTGGCGATCGTATTCAGATTCGAGTACGGCAACTGGCTCAATCCGGCCTGCTGCCCGTACAGACCTGCCTGCTGCCCATACAGGCCCGCCTCCTGGCCGATGTTCACGCCCTGGCCTTGCATGATTCCATATTGATTGTTGAGCAAACCGGCCTGAGTATTGATCCCGGCAATCTGGTTTTGCAGATTCTGCGCGCCGAGCTGCGAACCAGTCATGATCGCCTGATTCGCTGCGTTGCTATAGGCGTTCTGCTTCGTATTGTTGAAGTTCGTCATGGCGTTGTTGTACGCCTGCGATCCCGGAGTCAGCCCCTGATTGGCAAGCTGCGCTGACAGGCTCTCTCCTTGCTGCGAGAACTGCGGATCAAGATATTGGGTTTGCGCCTTGTAGGCTGCATCCTGACCTTGCTGCTGGGCCTGTGCGGCTGCCCCGGTACTCAACTGGGAACGCAACGATCCGAGTTGCTGACCGACGCCGGCCATCGACTGATTCAGCCCGTTATATTGGCTGATCGCGTTGCCGACTCCATTCAGCGATCCGTTAATTCCGCCCATGGAATTCTGGATCGTCTGGCCGCTCTGCCCGGTTTGCCCGAACAGCGCATTCATTTGCGCCGTGAGTTGCGGATTGGCTGAAACTGTCGTGTTATAGATCGGCGCGCCAGTCGTCGGATCTGTTCCGACCTGTGTGGATTGCTGCGAGCCGAACGGGTTGGAGTAGTTGTTAAGGTTGAGCGCCTTATTGAAGGCTGCAGTGTTCTCGTTAGTGTTCGTCGTTGCCTGCGCAACCACGTTCGGATCTGGATACGACGGAGCCGAACCGCCGCCACCTTTGCCGCCTCCGATTCCGGAAAGCGTGAACTGGTCGAGTAGCAACCACTTGAGGATTTTGAAGATGTTCATTGCATTTCCTTGATCAAAGCCTCGTGATATTTACCGCCCAGATATTTGCAGTCGCGTCGCAGCATTCCGTACAGAATCAGATCAGTCCTGTCTGCTGCGCCCTCGCGCAAAACGCCTTCCCTGACAAAGCCGAGTGCTTCGTCAAAACGTTGTGCATCAAGGTTGTCGGCGCGCACCAGACCGGTCACGCGATTCACGCCAAGCTGAATGAACGGATAGCGAAAGCAGGCCGCCATATATGCCGGCGTCATCCAATGCCGGGAGCCGTCCGAGGCCACATGCATCATTACGTTCGGCCCGTTATGCTGCTCGTACAGAACACCGGCAATCAGTTCGCCGTCGCGTTCGAGTCCGATCGCCGCGTAATTGAACATCTGGTGCTCACCGACGCGCTCAGCCACGAAGCGCATCACACGCTCCGGCTGATCCCACACAATCCGCTTCATCAGACTGTCCAGCCCGTCTCGAAAACAATATCGCTCGCGGCCCAATGGGTCTCTGTGCCGTTGATTGCAGCCTTAAGCGTCGGTGCACCAGTCATGCCGAGACCCGTGACGCCCTGCCATGCCTTGGCGATCTGCAGACTGCCGCCCCAGATGCCGAAATCCCACAACGCCGTATCCCAGACTGCAAAGTTCGTCGGGATGAAATTCAGCGTCGATTGCGGGACGTTCTGGTCATAGTCGGTATTGATCCCTGCGGCGAGCGCAGGCGCGCCATTCGTCCATAGGATCGGGCGCATCATCGTGAAACGCTTCTGCAACGGCGTGCCGAACTCGTTGAACGCCTGCTGTGCGAGAGCGTTAATGTTCGTTCCGTTGTCGCTATAGCCATTCCATGCCAGCCCGACATATCCACTTGAGCCGAAATAGATCTGGTCGTTATAGCGCTCCCAATGGTTCGCGTTCCACCCGGTGAAGTTGCACCATGCGCCTGTAATGGTGTTCATCACATACTGTTGCTGCTGATCGATCCCGACAGGCACGTTCAGAATGATCATGTTCTGCAGCGGAAACAGCACCAGGCACCAGCCGTAGTTGTTCGGATACAGCGAGGTCGCCTGAGAAATGGCGCCCTGAATTTTCCCGGTCAGATTCACCTGGGTATTGACGCGAGACGAAGCAAGCAACTGTGAAATCGGGCCGAGACCGTCTTTCCCGATGTAAAGCAGATCGCCGCCGTACTTCATGAAGGAGCGGAACCCCATCGGCGAACCAAGCTGATACACGCCAACCAGTGAGAACGTCGTGGATTGTGACGGATCTGTCCCGCCATAGACAGCAATTTCGCCCTCAGTGGTCACGAAACAGATGTAATCCTGCATCCCGTAACCGCCATCGACCGTCCATACGCCCATCGAAACGAGCGAACCTCCGCGGCGAAAGATTGCCTGCAACGGGAACTGCTGCGCGGCACCGCCTACGCTGCTTACCGGCAGGTACCACGCGTTCAGGGAATTCTTCTGGATGAACCAGACCCGCGACACAAACGAGGTGATAAAACTGAGCGTCGTGGGATCAACACCGGTAATCGAAATCGGCGAAGAACCAGACGTGACGCTCTGCCATGTGGTGCCGTTATAAACACGATACCCATCCGCGCCATTTACACAGCCCAGGAACGGCCCGGCGCTCGTCGAAAAGTTGGTGTATGACCATTTGTCATTCGTCAGCCCGGAGACGACTGGAGCGCCTACAACGCCGCCACTGGTCACGTCATAAATACCCGATACCGACGCAGCAAACAGTTTCGCGGAGCCGGATGAAGGCGTGTACGGCATGATCGTATTGACCTGACCAGGCAGTCCAGTCGCCCACTGGATGTATCCTTGTCTGCCCATCACGTCCGAGGTCGTCGGGAACCAGTTCGTTAGCGAAACGGCATCCTCAGGCTGCATCTGCGCAAGCGAGTCCCGCGCATTCCATCCGCCAATAGGCGCCGGCAGATTGACCGTCTGCGAGCGTTGCCCCTGCGCGGCCCGGCGACGCTTCTGGGCCTGTGCGGCGATTCCGGTGACGTTCGTCATTGCGTCATTCCGTAATTGCTGTCGGGGATGTTCTCAGGTCCAAGCAGGACATTCGACAGACGAGGCGCCATCGACAGCATCGGAGCACCCTGCTCTTCGCCCTTGACGGACGAAAGGATCGCGTCATATTCGTCCTGCAGAAGCTGTGTTTCGAAGCCCTTCACGCCGAAATACTTCAGCTTCAGTCCGGCCACCATCAGGCGGTCATCGAAAACACAGGTGTCCGTGTCGGCAGTGAACGAGCCCTTCGCTGTGCCGCCCGCATCCGTTACCCAGTACTTCGAGACATACTCGAAGCCGAGATATTCGGACGTGCTGACACCGGGCCATATCTGGAAGGTATTGCCGAGAATGCGCCAGCGAATCCGCGGGCCAGTCGCGATGTATCCTGACTTAAGCCATTGCCATTGCTGCGGGCTTTCAGGTCCGAGCATTTCCCAATGCTTCGACTTGTCCCATTGCGTACGATCGACGATGCGCTGATAGTCGGCAGGAAAGGCGTATTTCGTCTTGGCGAAGGTCAGTTGTACGCCTGTGCCGCTCGCCGTCGAGGGCTGGGTAAGCGTGACCTGTGTCGGCGAATCGACCGACTGGACATACGTGTCCTGATTGATGCCGGTCCCGGTAACCATGTAGGTTCCCGCGACGATTCCAGCCGTGGAAGGGATATTGGTGATGACCGCCGAGCCATTCGTTACGGTGCCCGTCTGCTGCGTCCAAAGGCTTGTAAAACGGTATTCGGTGGTCAGTGCCTGCCAGTTGAATGCCGGCTCGCGCAACAGGTCGTATCCCACTGCATTCAGCAAGGCAAGCTGCTGGATCGTGTCCTGCGCAGTGCTCCCTGCTACCTGAGTGGGGACGGCAAGCCCCAGCTCGCCAGTCGCCTGCTGCACGAGCTGAAGCATTGTCGTCATGTCTTACTCCGTTTCTGCTTTGCGGGGGCGGCCGGGACCGCGCTTTTCGGTTTCACCTTCCTGACGCAGGCTTTCAAGCGCTTCGAGCCGTGCGCAGAGCCGTGCATTCGCATCTTTCAGGTCGGCAATTTCCTGATTGCGCAACGTGATTTCCTCGGCCTGCTTCTGAGCCAGCGATGAATCCTTTGCAGCCGCGATATACGCTGCTGCTTTGGTGCGCAGGTCATAGCAGCCCATGCCGATGCGCTGGCATTGCTGATCGCTACATTCGGCCAGTTGCTCGACCGTATGGAATTCGAGAGCCTTCAATTTCGCCACCGTCGCGACATCGAGGCGGGGCCAGTCTTCGATCGGCGTTCCCGACTCCGGGCGATATGACGTGCGGCGCTGATAGGCCGCCCATTGCCCCGGAAACTCGTCCTTGTCCTCGTCACGCGCCGGGCGCTCGATGACGTTCGTAGGGTCGCCCGGGTTGCACTTCTTGATGAAGTCGATCAGGTCGTATTCCGGCTTGCCCGTTTCTTTGCTGCGGAATTCGTTCAGGCGCTTGCCGGGGAAGAACTCGACATACAGCCCTGCGCGCGGATTCGCGGTATCACTTTCCAGTGCCTGGTACATGCTTTTCTCCGTCAGGTTGAATTGTTTTTATGCTGCAGGCTGTTCGTCACCGGGCGGCAACGGTGCCGGTTCAGCGACCTTTTCGACCTTCGCGGCGTCTTCTGCAGCAATCGCCTTGGCATGGTCCAAGACCGTGCCGGCGAATGTCTCTGCGCTTTCAACCTGACCATGCGCGCGAGCAAATGCGCGAGCAACCAAGTGAACGAGCTTTTCGTACTCTTCAGTTAGGAACGACATCTAAGCCTCCAAAAAACCGGTGAGCCGAAGCCCACCGGAAAACCCACGGGAGAAAACCTGTTACACCGACGCCTTCGAGAACCAGCCGTAATCGCCGGTCACCATGTTGGTCGCCGGAGACGTATACGAGCCGCCAGAAGCAGTCGCGAGGAACGTCGTGGGGCTGACCGTGCAGACAGCCGTCGAAGCCGTGATCGACGCATTGGCCTGGGCGAGGACGTACAACTTCCCGTCGCTGCCAAAGACCTGCTCGCCGAGACGATTCGGGACTGCTTGCTGGCCAGCCGCGATGTTCGCCGCGGTGACGATGTTGTTCAGATCGATGCCGATCTGTGGAGTGACTGAAAAAGCCATGACGCTCTCCTTAGGCGATGAGCACGCCGCTGAACTGCGGCCCGCGCGAGGTGAGGTTGCCGGCCCAGCCGATGAGTTTGGTCACGGCATCCTGATTGACTGCCTGACGCTCGCCACCGATGGGAACGAAATTGCGATCGCGGTGCGGGCGGAAGCTGATGTACTTCGTATTCAGCCCCCACATGTGGTTAGCGGTCGCGTTGTTGCCGATACCGCCGTCCAGCACCACATCAGCCTGCATGCCGCCGCCGTAGAACTTCAGTGCGGGGAAGCCGGCGCCAGCGAGCTTCGTGTTGCCTTCCGACATCACGCGCTGCTGAGCCTGCATCGAGGCGACGTACATGCTGTAGTAGTTGTTGTCCGCCACGAACAGATCCATACGGTCACGACCGCGGACTGCCTTCAGGGCAAGCTGCGTCATGTAGTTCTGGATGTTCGCGGCCGACACTGCAGCGCCGCCGTTCGTGAGACCGGAGAACACCTGCGATTGCCAGAACGTGAACGCGGAACGGCTGATGCCGCCATACGTGCCCGAGGTCGGCGAATCGGGGATCGCAGCAGCCAGACCGGTGATGTTCTTGCCGGAGTTGCCGGTACCATCCAGGTAGATGTCCGCAGCGATACGGTTGATCAGTTGCGACTCGGCGATGTCCATGCGCGAATCGAGCAGCTCGATGATCGCTTCCTTGCTGCTGTTCTGCAGCATTTCCAGACCCGAGATCGTGACCGCAGCGGCGTATTGCTGGATCGAGAACTGGGCGGCCGAAATCGGGCTGTTCGGCGAAATGTTGAGGACTTCGTACCCCGAGTACGAGTTGACGTTCGTGGTCGTCGAGTCGGTGTACATGATTTCTTCGAGAATCACGTTACCGCCGCCGAATTCACGGACATTCCCACGTTCACGCAACATCATCAGCAACGCGTTGTTGTTCGTCACGTTGTCGGCAAGCTCGCCGCTACGGGACTGAATCGTCGTCGCAATGATGTCGCTGATTGCGCTATTGGCAAAGGCCATTTGTCGCTCCTATCAGTGATATCAAATACGGCTGGCTGTCGCTTCATCGAAGGAAGCTTCGAGAGCCGCCCGCCGCCCTTTCGGTGCGCCGCTCGTCGCCGCCGCTACTGAGCCGGGTGTGGCCGATCGCGTGCTGACTGCGTTCGCTTTGGCAGCTTTCGCTGCCTTATCCGCTTCGAGCCGACGTTGCTTTTCCGCAGCCTCGCGTTGTTGCGCTTGGGTCTGCTGGAATAGCTTGTCGTTCAGGCGGAGCGCCTTCGAATAGGCGCTATCGAGGTCCGTTGCAAGTCCCGCTTGTAGCAGGCGCTGCATTTCCGGTCCCAATTCGTCAACATGCGGATGCGAGGCCTTGAACTGCTCGACCTGCGCAATCGCCTGCTGCTGGATCTGTTGCTGCTCCATCTGCTGACGCTGGGTCAACTGGAACTCCGCCGCGCGCGCCTGGTTCTGCGCGGCCATAACGGCGGGATCAATGTGATGCTGCAGGTGCGCCGGCAATGCCGCGCTCTGCTGAAGCATCTGTTGCAGCGGGATACCCACCGCGTGCGCAACGTTCACAATCGTTTGCAGTTTCGTGGCTTCGTCGCCAGTCGCCAGCAGCCGCCGCGTATGCAACAGGTCTCGCAAATCCGCCTGCGGATCACGTCCCATCTGGCGGATTTCATCGACGAACGGCTGTACGGTCTGGTAAAGCTGCACGGCCGGCGCAAGGCGTTCGCGCTCCTGCTCGACACCGCGCGACATTTCCTGCTCGCGCTGGCTGATGTAGGACGCGACCTGTGGGTCAAGCTTGTCCCAGGTGGCCTTCATTTCAGCTTTCCAGGACTTCGGCGCTTCGGCTCGCTCGACAACTTCAGTCGTCTCAACCGGTTTAGCGACGACATCCGTGATTTCCTGCGGATTCGGCTGCTTCGGCGCGAACCGGCCTGCCTCATCCCGAACACGCTCACCTTTCTCAGCGGGTTCAGCGCTGATGTTCTCAACGCTGGGCGCATCTACCACGACTTCATGCACGGCATCTGCGGCCGGCGCTTCAGTCGTCTGTTCGTCGATCGCGTTCAGCGCTTCTGCAAGGTCTTCTCTGCGGGTTGCCATTTCTGTTTTCCCATAAAAAAAGCCCCATAAGGGGGCTTCGTTTCCGTGGATTGAGGTCTCGCCTATTTGATGGCGTTGACCTGTTCGATGATCTTTTGCTTGCGCGATGCTTTCGACTCCGGCGCAAGGTCGATCTTTTCTTTGGGCTTCAGATACTTCGTTTCATTGCCGATCTCGATGCAGTTATGCGCCTTCAGGTGCGCCCGGTGCTGCGATCGAGACGTGATCATTTCGCCAGTGATCATCGACTGGTAGGGCTGCATGTCGGCGGCCACGTATGGCGCTGTGACAACTCGCTCAAGCTTTCCGCCACAAACAGCCCGGTTTATATGCAGTGGAACTTTGTCGCAAGCAGGGAGATTGTCACGCTCGGCTACAGTGCGATAGATAGAATCATCGGCTCCGCAAGATTGACAACGGGTCGCGTAGATCGGCATTTATTCATTCCACCAGTTAATCCATGCCTTGGCGCGATGTAGCTCGCTCTCATGGAACTGCACCGCACCAATATGCGAACTCAGATCGCAATAGTCTCCCCAAGAAATCGCAGCGCGCATGACTGCAGCCATATTGCCGCATTTAAAGTCGCCATTAATGACGCGGATTGGGTCGCCTCGCGTCCATCCTTCAGGGATAAATCCAGGTTCGAGTCCCATTATTCGTCGCTACCTGCTTTGGCCGCGCTGATCTGCGCCGCATCCAGTGTAGTTTCAGCACTAATCTCAGCGACTTCGAGCTTTACTCGACCGTCAAACATCTTCATCAGCAACTGGAACTGGCGGTCTCGCTCGGCCTTGTCCGCCTCCATGACCGCTTTCATGCGCTCAAGCTGAGCTTCCTGCTGCCGGGCCATCTCGTCACGGTGCATTTCCATCGCCGTCTGCTGGGCTGCCTGCTGAGCCTGGACTCGCTGCTCGAATTCTGCCGTCTGCTGTGCAAGATGCGCTTTCAGCACTTCAAGCTGGCCGTTCTGTTGCAGTTTCGCGGCTTCGAGCTGGTTTTTGTGCTGCTCCATCTGCATGTCAATCTGCGCGCCAGCCTGCTTTTCCTGAATACGCGCCTGCGATTCGGCCTGCACCTTTTGAATTTCGATAGGAGGCGGCTTGGGCTGACCGGCTTGCTTCGCCAGTGCCTTCTGCAATTGCTCCATCGTGCTATCGAACATGCCTTCCAGCGTCTTGCCAGCCTTGAATGCGCTAATGCCGAACTTCATCATCTCCAGCAGCATCGGCGCGAGTTCTGGCGTTTGCTGAGCTGCAGGAACGGCCTGCTGCAGAAAGCCGCTCATGGTCGTCAGGAACTGCACACGGTCCTGCTTCTGGGCGTCCTCATCGATCTGCACCAGCGAATCCGCGTCAACCTCAATGCGGAAGTTGCGCACGACATTGGAGCGCAGCATCTGGATCGCCTGCGGTACAAGCTGCCGATCTTCCGGCAACAGTTGAGCGGCAGACGACATCTGGATAATCGTCTGATCCGTGAACTTGTTGCAGATGACCTGTGCTTTCAGGCGAAGCAACTCAGACGCGTAGATCGCCACGTCTTCCTGCGTATTGCGAAGCCGCACCGAGCCGAAACGCGCCTTGATACCTTGCGCCGCGGCAGTCTCGGCAGCGTCCGTGTCGCCGCGCATGATGTCGCTGATGCCGGTGATCTCGTGGATCTGATCCACCACGTTGGCGCGCGCTTCAAACAGCGTCTGCAGTGCCATTGCAATCGGCGTCAGATCGACAATATCGACCGCGCCGTTCAGGCCACCCTTCTCGGCGAAGGCTGCAAAGCTCTTGACCGGTATCAGGTCGTTATTGCCCGTCTCGGTGAAAAGCCGTTGCAATTCCTTGAACTCGGCGTTGTAGACACCGCGCACCTTGAGCGCCTTGATCAGGCCGTCTATGCGATCGCTGATCGTGTCAAGCTCGTTCGCCTGGTCCTGATACTGGATGAAGTCAGGCACTGGTACCAGCGTGTCAGTCGTGGTTGTACCGTAAAGCGGTTTGGCGCACGGCCAGAAGCCATCCAGACCGAGCGGGTCATCCTTCTCGTCCAGCAGTTCTCCGACCGCCTTGGAAAGCCACACGGCCTTCTGCGTGGTTTTGTCCCAGATCTCATAGATGCAGGCCTGCTTGTTCATCTGCGACTGGCCGGACTTCATGCGCGCAGACTGCGAATTCGTATCTTCTGGCGATACATCAAGCGGCACGCGCATTGCCGTTTCTTCGCCAAAGCGCTCGCACAGCTTCGCATACGATAGATACGTGCGGCGCCATACACACGTCACTTCTTCCCATGTGCGTGCCACAGAATGACCAAAATCACGCCAATTAACGTAATCAACCGGCGCAGTTTCATCGTCGATCTGTTCGAGCGGCGCGTCATCGGTAATCTGGTCCGCGCCTGCACCTTCGATAATTGCCGGATCGTCTCCCGTCTCATCATCCGAGAGAGGCATCTGGACGCTTGTGATCGGCTCATATCGCACCCACGCAACGCCACGACCGCCCAGGAATCGATCCTGGACGCTGTTCTTCATCGCTTCGCGGTAATCCGGATAGTGCCGGACTTCGAACTCCAAGGCACGCTCAAGGAGCAGAGAAGCAACACGACCGATGGGATCGGAATCACGGAACCGTCGCGAAACGTCGGGTTGCGGCAGACGACTGAAAGTGGCTGGAACCAGTGTCTGAACGTTGGCCCATAGGATGTTGAAGCGAGCCTGCTCATTGCCATAGCTGTATTCCTTCGCGTCGTCCCGGTACCGCTTGACGATCTTGCCGGTGCGATCCTCCCACTTCTTGAACGCTTTCTCATAGGCCGTTATATAGGCCATGTAGCGCTCCACTTCGGGAGACCGAGCGATCGTGATAGCCATATCAGCCGATTACCGCGGTGCAATCAACCGTACCAGTGATGACGATGTAATGCCCCTGCTGGCAAGCCAGATACATCGGCAGGAACACGTTACTCCCCGGATTAGTGAGAACGCCGGTAAGCGGCGTGGTCGTGGCTGTGCCGTTGCTGTCGTAGACCTGCACCGTGCCGGCCGCGCCAATGGCGATGATCAGCCCGATAAGGGTCTGTCCGGGGATTTTGTTCACAGTCGTACTCGCCGTGATGCGAACGCCTGTACCGCTCAGATGAGCTGCCATTACAACCTCCGGTGATTCGTTTGATGTCGCATGTGATCAGCCCACACGTCGTTGAGCGTTTCGCGCGTGTCCATGTTTTCCCAATCGGGCTCCTGCATCGGCTTGACGTACTCAGCCACGCTCATGACCTGAGCGCCGTATGCAAATGCGTCTGAAGGGTGTGAAGCCCAGTTATGCAGCGGATCGCGGGAGAACACGCCACTTTCCTCGTTGTATTCGAACTCCCATGCACGCAATCCATCCAGACCCGACTCGCAGGCTGTCGCGTTGAACGCACATTTGGGCAACACAGCGCGAGCTGCGCTGATCTGGTCGAGCTTCTTGCTCTGTGGCACCACATCGATTGCAGAGCCACCAAACGCGCTGAGGAACCGCTCAACGGTCGTATGCTTGCTCTGGAACGTTTTGGCTCGCGCGTCGTGCGGCAGCCATATCTTTCCGAGCGTGGCGCCAAGTTCCGTGACACTTGTCTGAAGCCGCGGAATCCAGTCGTCTGCATCCAGACCGGTATCGCCTTCGTACTTCAGCAGATTGAAGCCGCCCGGCACACGCTGCCAGTACCACCATGAAGCCGTATCCCGATAACCAAGGTCGCCCGATATCTCGATCGGCGCTCCTTTCGGGTCATAAACGATCTCGTCGTTGATCCGGCCAGTCCGCTCAGCCTGATTGACCAGCTTGGCGAGGATTGCACCCTGGCTATTCCCGTAAGCACCGTTCCAGATGTGGTCCGCCTTGTCCTCATCGACCATGAAGTCGTGAGCCATTTCACGGCGCAACACATCGGGGAACCACGGGTTATCACGCCAGTTCACCAGCACCGAAATCGCATCTGGGGGCGGGTTCTTGCGAAAGAACATGTCCACCGGGTCAGTCTTGAAACGCGGATTCCAGCTAAACCATAGTTCCGAACCCTCACGCCGCAATGTCGGTCGTAGCAGATCCAGCGAGTGTTGCGTCAGTGTCTGGGCTTCTTCCACCCATGCAACGTCATACGCCTCAAGAGATTTGATGTTCATCGCGTTATAGGACTGCATGCCCTTGAACACGATCAGCGAGCCATCCGGACCGCGAATCTCTGTGTCCAGCACCTCGAACATCGCCGCGACGTTCAGCTTGTTGATCTTGTCGATCAGCAACTGCCGCACAGAATCCTTGATCGAGCTTTGCACCTCGCGGATACACACCACCCGCGTCGGCCGCATAATGCAGCGCAGGATGATCTGCTCAGCGAAGAAATGCGACTTGGCCCCGCCCCGGCCGCCGTATGCCCCCTTGTAGCGCTTGGGGAGCAGTAGCGGCTTAAGCTTCCGTGGTACCTGAACCCGAAGGATCGACAATTTCGTACTCGATCTTGTGGATGATCGGACCGCCGTTCTCGCCCGACACCTGAAGCGGCAAGAGCTTCGGGTAAATCGTCCCCCAGAACACGCGCTCGTTAGCCGGATCTTCCTGCGCCCACGCGACCAATCGGTCAGTTCCTCCGAGCCTATCCGCGGCGAGAGAAATGGCCTCCTTCGCGGCGAGCGTAGTTTTGTTGGGCGTTCCTTTTGTTCTTCCGCCCGTTTTTCTCCCTGCTGCCATGTCTACACCTGTCTACTTAAGACGGTCAGCCGCCAATGCTCGACGCCCAGATATTCGCGCCGAGGCAATAGAAGTCAGCCGTCTTGTTCACCGGAATGCTCACCGCGGTATTGACGCCAGCGTTCGAGATATTGCCGCCCGTTGCGGGATAGACCAGCAGCGGGTTCGCGCCGAAGTTGGCAATGACGATAACGTCGCCTGCCTGCCCCGAGGTGGGACCGGTAGCCGGCAAGCGCGCGCCCGAGTTCAGGGCGACGGTCGTAAAAACGTTCACATCGCTCGGCACTGCGGTTGCATTGGTCTGGCTGGAGGTGCCGCCGCCCGTCAGAGATTGCGTTACCTTGCCTACGGTCATCTGGGCCTGAAGCGGAGGAACGCCTGCACCCATCAGATTTGAGATTGTCGTCATGTGATTCTCCTAAGCTGCTGCGCGCTGGGCGCTCGGTTCAAATACGCGGAACTGAGTGCCATCCCACTCAGCAAGGATTTCTTCAACGGTCAGATCGGCCAACGCTATCCAGCCGGTTATTTCGTCGCCTTGGCCCAACTCGTCATTGCCCATACCGAAGCGGATGAATTCGCCTTCCGGCGACAACCGTGCTGGATCGAGCGTGACCTGATAGCAAACAACGCGCGGAGCAGGATGACCGAGGCTATTCAGAAGGTCTGCGTTCTTCAGGTCCTGATCGAAGCAGACGATTGCTACCTGCTTGGCTGTCACGCTATGCAGCATTTCGGGCTCCAGAAACGAAAAAACCGCCCGAAGGCGGTTGTTGGTTGAGAGGGCCGGCGCTGCGTCGGAATTTAACCGATGAAGGGAGCCTCCGCGCCAGCAACGTGGACCCCACAGCATTCACTCTCACGACTGGCGACTGATCCACCGGACTGGTTGGGCCTCCGCCCTTGCGCAGCTACCCGATGTCTTTTGCAACTCGGCCCAATCACCATGCGTGAAAGTCGCCCGTTGTGCCGCAGAGGTGGGCGATGCCTTAGTACTATCGGCGGTTTAGAGGCAACTTTGCAGACTATCTATTAACTATAGATTTTAGGGCCAAGTGTTCAATCTATGGTAGTGATATTTTGCTCAACTAATTTTGAACACTTCTCGGATGTGAATGACTCGTGAGCTTTGCGAATGACGATCGATAATGACTGGGCCTGCCGAGCGAACCGCCTGGCCCGATTATAGATCGTCCCGCGTGCACATTGCTGCTCTTTTGCCATTGCCTTGATGTTGGCGCCGAACCAATGGATAGCCAGAAAACATGCGGCGTCCTCCCGTTGCGGCTCCTGATCGCACAGAGCATGAACGGCCATGTTGAAGAATGGCATTTCCATGTCGAGAAACGCATCAGGATCGAATGCTCGGCCGCGTTTCGGTTGCAGGCGCGCAAGGATGTTGGATTTCACGGTCGGCGCGAAGTAATGGCGTGTGCGACACCACCATACCCAGCGATCAGCCTGCTCGTCGATGATTGTGTCGTCTGTTGATTCCATGCTCATTCCCCGAAATTCGCAAAAGCACCGTGAAGCTCCAAAGCCGCATTTCTATATGCTTCATGCGCCAACTCTGGCGTCGCAAAGACACCCAAATATTTCTTCTTCCCAGAAACTTTTATTTGGGCACACCACTTCCGCGCTGACTTATGCCACGAAACTCCTTTTAACCCGGAAGTATTGTTCGCCTGATTGCCCCTGTTCCTCGCATTCTCTTTTCTAGTGCAAATCCGAAGATTTGCTCGCTGATTGTTGAGTCGGTTCAGATCGATATGGTCGACGATCGCCTCCTCTCCTATTTCAAGGCCCAATATCATGCGATGCATCCTGATCGTATCGCGGCCAGACCCGTCCGCCTTGGAGATATTTGTTCTCGCATATCCCGATCGATCCGCGTACCACTTGAAACTGGATAGGTATTCTGCGTCGCCGTCATCGACGAATGTCGATAAGCCCCGAGTCAATTTGATTTCCTTCATGTGTTTGCTTTCCTTATCGATTCGGGAGCAATCCATCTGAAAGTTCGA